AATTGATAGTTCGTGAACCAACATTGTGGTCTATGGAACCACCATAATTATATACTACCGTCAATGTAGTATTACTTGGTGCTAATCCGAATGTTTCTGTTTTCATAAAATTAGTCGGGTCAAATGACTCGTCTAATTTAGATACACCTTGTCCTAATCTTGAACCCACATTATCTGGATTTGGAATTATTTCTTCATCTGCATTATCACTAATACCTGAACCAAATCTTATTTCAGTTTTATTGTCTTCTCTAACATAAGTTGTAAATCGTCTTGCTGTCTTGATTAACTTTAATAAATAAGGTGTATCATTTTGATATGGTGATAAACTCGGGTCATTAAGACTTGTATTTTCCATAGAATCAAATACAGTATCTTGAGCTAAGAATGGAACTTGATACCAAGTATTTCCATCACTATCCGTTACTGATATAATTTCAGTAATCTTATCATTAGATAAAACTATTTTATCAAACTCTTTAGCATTAGTAAATGAAAATGATTCCGATTCTCTTTTACCAGAAAGTGCTAATCCCCTTTTAGTAAGTTTGTAATTAGTAGGAACATTTCCTGCAGATGGGTTTAGGGTTTCTACTACCATTGTATCCAATGAACTTGAAACTTTAAAGTTAATGTCGTCTAATAAAGTGAATGTAGTTCCGTTAGAAGATTCAACAGTTGTTCCACCACTTAAAACTCCAGCATAGTCTAAGTCTGGTTGAAATACATTACCACCTAAATCTTTTGCTGGTACTTCAACACTAAATGTTAATTCTACGGTAGCAGGAGTTGCTAACTTTGGTGTGTAACCATACGATTGTGCAATCGCTAATACATTTTTTCTTTCTTCAGCAAATTGTAAAAGTGTTTCTCTAAATTGATTATCTACATAATAATTCAATACATCACCTACATAAGATGCCATTTCAACAAACATCATACCTGGTGATGCTTCATTAAAGTCATTGTATTGGTTTGGGAAATAGTTTTTCGCAAACTCTATTAAGTTTTCTCTAATATCTGTAAAGTCTCTACCGAGATAATTTACTTCTTTCTTTACTATTTTTTTATTTGTCCCAAAGTCTGACATTTTTATTCTCCAATTCTAAAGTCAAAGTTTAATATTTCAATTGTATCTGGATTAAGCGGTACTGAATATTCTACTTGAACATTTAGTTGATTTCCATCTTGTGTTGTGAAAACACCATTAATGTTGATGTAAGATAAAAATCTACTGACTGATTCATTTATTGCTTCCTCTACTCTTTCAGGAATATTTTCACCTTGTTCAAACACTATACTTTTTAATTGACTACCGAAGTCTGGTTGCATAATCCTTTCTCCTGGCGTAGTTAATAATAAGTTTCTTAGATTGTGTCTTGACTGTTCTAATACCGTTTTTGTTTTACGAAAGAACCCTTGAGTATCGGTATAGTCCATTGGAAATCCTATTCCAACATTCTTATCTTCGTTTCTATCTATTTCTCTTACGCTTCTTGCCATTGTTTACCTTTATGGTCTAAAACCACCTTCACCTGATTTCTTCTTATTAATTGCTTTCATAAGTCCAGAGTAATCACGAGTCAATGCGTTTTGAACTTCTTCAGGAACTGCATCTACTGAAACTCCTGCTTTCTTGATTGTGTCAACTGCTCCCATTTCTCGTGCTCTTTCTTTATTACTACCCATACCTAAATCACCATAACCCAATACTTCTGCCATATTATCACTACCTAATATTCCACCTCCTAATGTAGGATACTCATCCATTTCAGATGAACCTAATGGTTTGGTTTGGTTCAATACTTCATTTAACACTTTGTTTTTTGTGTATTGTTTTTTAGGTTGTTTCTTGACTACTTTTTTAGGTGTAGGTTTAGAAATCACTTCTGATAATTTGATTTCTTCTTTCTCATTAATAAATATCTCGCTTAATTGTTTTTTGATTTCTTTACGAACAATTAATTCAATTATATTTTTTAATTTATCTTTGTTCATTTTTACTCCTGTTTTGTTAAATTTAAAATCTTCCCGTATGATTTCATTAGTTCTAAATCATTTTCACCTGTTGCGGTTTCTGATAAGTAATTTTCTATTTGAACAAACGCTCCATTTTCTCTTGCCTTAATTATATCCTTTTCTTTAAGTTTAGAACTTTTGAACATTGACAAAGTATCTTCTCCACCTGGTATCGATTGAAGTATATCTGATGGTACACTTTCCAATGTATTTAAAATAGCAGTTCTATCATTACTTTCAAGAGCATTATTTATAAGTTGTGCGTTTTCTAAAAGTGGTGCATTATCACTAACCACCTTTTCTAATTTTTTTATATTTTCATCAATACCTTCAGAAAAAGTTTGTATGTCTCCAACTATATTTTTAAATCCAGCTGGTATTGGTAATGAAGCTGCAATTTCTTCTGGAGTCTTTGTAGTAAGTATTTCTTTTTCTAAAAACTCTAAATTTAAAGTGGCTTCTATAAAGTTTTTTGCCCCTTCCAAACCTTTAACAATATCTTTTACTCCAGAAGGTAATGTTGCTGGATTAGATAATTTAGGAACTCCTAAAGTTAGTGCTTGAAATAATTTTTGTATTCCCATAGTTTGTTTTAAAAATCCAGACATATTTAAATCTGGAAATGGAATACCTTCTTTTGTTGCGTTTATAATTTTTCCGTTCTCTTCACTAATATCATTTACGAGTGTTTTAGCTTTAATTTCTACACCACCACCATCATTTGCTATTTGTATTCTTTCCCCTTTAATACGAACTGACTTCTTAGCAAAGATTGCAACATCATCTTCTGACGCTGTTATTAATACTCTACCTGAATTTCCCCATAATGTTGGACCTTCCCAGTCTAAATCTAAATAAGGTTTATCTTCTTTTCCTTTACCACGAAGTAAGTATCTTGATACTTTTCCAGAAGTCTTATCGTAATTCATATCAAGTAACTCACTATATTGTTGAGAACTTCTCAGTGTTAAAGAACTTTCCATATCAATATATGTTTCTTGATTTGATAACTTTATATAATTTTTTTCTGAACCAAATCCTTCTTGTTCTTTTGCACCTAATTGAATATAATTATCATACCTACCTTGTATTAATGTTTGTCCTTCTAAGTTAGATTGTAACAACTGATTACTTACTGATATATTTGGTTTAAATACATTACCATAGGGTCTTGACTTTACATCAGAACGCGTTTCATTATTGGTCTTGTTATCAAGAAGTGTTGGTGTACTTTGACCTACACTCTGATAATTAACCGACATATTACTATCACTTAATCTTGAAATATAAAAATGTTCTTTTTTGAATCTAAATCCTAACCACAACTCTCCAATCAATGGTGGTTGTGTAATGTTAGAAGTTGCAGGTAAAAAAGAAACCAATTCATCAACACTATCTCTCTGATTAGAAAATACATATCTACCTTTTACTTTTGGTGTTTCTAATTCTATGACTTCAAATACTTCTAAGTTTGCGGTTGTATTTGGGTCAACCGATTCCACATATACTTGTTTCAATACGCGGTTGAGTTCTGTTTTTGTTACGAACCCGTCTCCTGAAACAAACACATTTTGTAGTGATTGTTTACTTATCTTAGGCATTAATTTTCCTTACTGATTGAATTTTCTATTTCGTCTTTTTTGATTTGTAACTCTTGAACATCTGATTCTATTGCATTCATCAGTTGTTCTTTTTCTGCTTCTGATAAACCGAACTCATCTCCTGAATCCGATACTCTTTTTTCTGCTGCTGTAATTCTTTGAACGATTGTTGCCAACTTAACCAATTGTTCGTCGTTCTTGACATTGATTTCTAAGTATTCTTTTAACATAGGAATAATCTGAACGGCTGTATCTCCGTCTTTGATAAATCCTACCACCTCTTTCATTAGAACTTCTAATTGTTTTTTATTGGTGTGAGAATTATCGTATATGTCTTTGAAGACATCTGATAGGGTTTTTCCCTCGAATATTTCGTAGTCTTTTGCCATAGTTTTTACCTAACAATAAATATAAGACTATGAAAAAAAGGGTATATATATTTATATATCGGTTTATTTTTTTAATTTTACTATATAGTTATTATACGAGTCGGGGAAAAACCGACTTTTATTCATTAATAGGGGGAAACTAAAATGAAAGACACAATCAAAATGATTATAGATAGTGTATCTGGTTTAAAAGATGTACTATTACATATAATCGGCTTAGGTGTTCTCGTACAATTAGTATTTGTAGGGGGATTCTTAGGAATTGATATTGTTGGTAATTTAGTAAGTTTAGTAAATAGCTTCGGTGAAGCAGGATTTGCTGGATTTATTTCACTAATAATTATATTAGGATTACTCAACAAATAAAGGTGGAATTACAAGGGCAGTAGAAATACTGCCCTTTGTTATATTAATTATCTAAAGTTACCATTACCTTTTCCAAAGGCATATTCCAATTGTGTTTCGTGATATGGTGATTGATTTATTGTTTGATAGTTTTGTTCTCTATACCCGTACCTATAAGCCCTTTGTAATGGTTCATCACATCTACTTAATTCAATTACATAGTTGTCCATAAACATACGAAGTCTTCTAATAGCTTTACGATATATATCACCAGTTCTTCCTCGTGTTAAAGAAAACATTTCTCCAATTTCATAAAGAGAATGTGGTCTGTTTCGATTTATTCCCAAGTGTAATTCTACAACACTTCGTTCTCTTTCTGTTATAGAAGTAAGTAAAGACATAGCTTCTTCCACGAGATACTCATAATTAAAGTTTTCGTCTGGGTCATAACCTACGAAATTATTTTCTTCATATGTATTATAGTTTTCTAATACATCATTATAATTATTTTTTTCATTGTAATATTCAATCCAATCAACTTCGTTGTTAGGTTCTTGATATATTTTTGTTTTTCTATACCAAGTTCTATACATACCCATTAAAGTATTATAACTATTTTTACACTTTTCACAACCCTTAGTATTTGGAACACCCTCGATACCATTTTCATAAATATTTAAATGTGCAAGAGCGTGCTCTCTAACTTCTAATTCTATAAGATTGTTTGGATTATCATCACCACCGTGATGTCTTGGAATAACGTGGTGTTTTTGAACAAGTGGTATGTTGTTAAAACACTTCCACTCAAAGTGTTGATTTTTATTTTTTCCGTTCAATCTCTCAATCATATTATAATATATGAAGAAAAACTGACAATGTCAAGCTTTTTTTTATTTTTTTTATAATATATCCCAACTTCCAGTATATTTAGTTTCTATACTTCCAGTAGCCAGATAATTCTTTTGTAAATTGACGTGATGTTTTTTCAAAACATTTATCACACGAGTAATGTGTTGAGTGTTAGACCCAGTCATTTCTCTAATCAAAATGTATAGAGCTTTTTTATTAAAGTTCTCAATGTTTTGTCTTTGTTCCATAAGATACAATACCGAATTAGCAACATCAATATCTTGTTTTCTTTTAAACACGGTAGTTAGATTGTTGGTCCAGTAGTCTACGAATAAATCCATATATTCTTTCTGTCCTTCTAAAACATCTTTTCTATTGGTCTCACCCAAAGCATCTCTTTTGTAATCAGTTACGGATTCGTCATCAGTCTGTTTAAGTTTTTTGTAATTGTTATTGTTGTGTAAGATGAGATAGTTCTTGGCAACAATACTGAAGTAACTAAATGCCTTTCCCTTACCTTCGGCGAACTTATGCATATTCATATACAAGAAACTTACGACCTCGTGAATAACATCTGTACTCGGAACATCAAAGTAATAAAACTTAAATGTATGAATAATATTTTCTGCCAACTTTTCAAATGGAACTCTAATGTGTTCATTATAAATTCGTTCTCTCATATGTGGACGAGTTTCTTTATTGTGTCTGATGATTGCGTCTTCTGTTCCTTGGTGAAAGTAATATC